ATAACCTCCAAAATACTCCAGACATTTTCAGCAATATGTTCAATCAGCCGATAATGCCACCAATATTGCCGCCAAAAATTGGAAGCGGTGATGACAAGGATGATTCTGATGATAGAACATCAAAGGTAAATAACCTTCTTGAGTTAGAGCCTGCTGAAGGCGGTTATTCTTTAGTTGACCTTAAAGAGCGTGTTTCTCTTGCTGAAGGAACTTCGGATGCAGGTGGTTATGATCGTCTTCTTGGCGGTCAAGAAAAAAATCGTTTTAAAATTGACCCAACAAAGATGACGGTTCAGGAAATTTTAAATTTTCAAAAAAATCGAGATAAAGGTTCTTACGCTGAATATTCACAAGGTATAAATGAAAAACTTGGCAACGTAGATAAAGATGGAAAAGGTTTAATATCCACGCCAGTTGGTAAATATCAAATTGTTGGCTCAACGCTTCAAGGCTTAGTTGACGCAGGAGTTCTTGATCCAGATGAACTATTTAATGAGAATGCTCAAGAAAGAGCAGCAACAAATTTAATTACAAAAAATTTATTTATTGAAGATCCCGATACAGGAAAGAAAACTTTTAATATAGGTCTTAAAGATTTAAAAACAGGAGATCTGACTGAAGCCGAGTTTAAAGAAGCTCTTAAAAACCAATTTGATGGACTTAAAGAAGAAGATTTAAATGACTTAATTAAAAAAGCAGACGAAGGTAGCGATATTCAGCTTGAATCTGGTACTGGAACAGAAATTAATATTTTTGATCCTGATAACAAAAAGATTATCCCACCGACAACAGGTGGTTCAGACACAGACAAAGAACTACCAACTTTTATCCCTGCTAAAAAAGTAGAGCAGATAACCGAATATACGGATAAAGATGGCAAAACAACTGTAGATGATCCAGATACTAAAGATATTAACGAGGCGGTTATAGCTCAACTAGGATTAGGAAGTTCTCTTGCTGATGTAACTGCTACAGGTCGTGATATTGGGGTTCCAAACGCTGCTGAATCTGCCTTTTTGATGGAAGCTTTAAATGAAATGGAGTTTGATGATAAAGGTAATTTAGTTGGCGCTGATCCTAATTTCTTTGAAGAAACTCTTGGTAAGGTTATTAAAAATTTAACTCTTGGCGCTTTTGATCCTAATGATCCTCAAAAGAGAGAAGATGCGTTAGCTATTTTGGATAATTACAAAAAAACTGGTAAGTTTGTTTATGATACTGAAGAATTAAGCGTTAGTGAAATTGCTAAAAGATTAAAAGAACAAGGAGAAAAAGGTCTTGAGCCTGCTGTAATTGGTGTTGAGGGTGCAGATAAGACCACTGTTGGCTTTGATGATGGCACAGGCTTTAGAAACATCATGGGTGATTATAATCCTGTTTATAAAGACGGTCAGGTATTTTCAGGCGGCAGTGATACGCAAAACATCCTAACTGGCGATACAGATGTATTTGGAGACAATACAAACACGAATAATACAGCTACTGCTATCACAACTAGCGGCGGTGATGATGGTGGATCTGATACAGGCACTGACACAGGCGTTGATACAGGTCATACTACAGACAAAGATGGCAACAAAGTCTGTAACACCGAAGGCTACGTTTATAATCCTGAGACAAAAATCTGTGAGAAGAAAAAAGTAGAAGAAGAAGATAAAGATCTATCAATAAATGTTATGAGGGGAGAAGACTTTGACGATGTTCTGGGAAGAGTTACCACTGCTGCGCCAAACATTGGCTCTATAGCAGGCAATGTTCAGAATATGCAAGAAGGTGGCATGGCAGGATTAAATCGCGCTGCGGATAATTTCTTGCAGGCTCTCGCGGGGTAACTTATGAATGAGCTTAGTGACTTTACTAAGTATCTGACTGACGAAGAGTTAGCGAAGGTTGCTCCCATGTTGGAGCGGCTTAAAACATTAGATAACAGGACAGAGAAGCACGATAACTTTATGAGTTTCGTAAAGCATGTTTGGCCTCAGTTTATTGAGGGTAGGCATCATAAAATATACGCTGAGAAGCTACAGGCAGTAGCAGATGGCAAGCTAAAGCGGTTGATTATTAATATGCCGCCACGACATACGAAGTCTGAGTTTGCGAGTTATTTATTTCCCACATGGCTTATGGGGAGAAAGCCAGATTTAAAGATTATTCAAGCAACGCACACAGCGGAGCTTGCTGTTGGTTTTGGTAGAAAGGTTAAGAACCTTATAGATAGCGAGGATTTTAGAGATGTCTTTCCTAATGTCAGTCTTGCGACAGATGCTAAAGCGTCTGGTCGATGGAGTACGAATGGTGGTGGTGAATACTACGCTGTGGGTGTGGGCGGCGCTCTTGCGGGTCGCGGCGCTGATTTGGCGATTATTGACGATCCCGTTTCGGAACAGGATGCGTTAAGCGTTAGCGCATTAGATAATATTTACGAGTGGTATACTTCTGGTCCTAGACAGCGTTTGCAGCCTGGGGGCGCGATTATCATTGTGATGACGCGATGGAGCATTCGTGACTTAACTGCAAAGGTTTTGCAGAAGCAGAATGAAAAGGGTGCAGATAAGTGGGAGGTTGTAGAGTTTCCTGCGATCATGCCATCTGGCGATTCTTTATGGCCTGAGTTTTGGCCTTTGGATGAGCTAGAGGGCGTAAAGGCTTCTATTCCTGTAGGCAAGTGGAACTCGCAGTATATGCAGAACCCGACTGCTGAAGAGGGTGCGATTGTAAAGCGTGATTGGTGGAACTTGTGGGAGAAGGAAGACCCTCCTTTTTGCAGCTATATTATTCAAAGTTATGACACGGCGTTTAGCAAAAGCGATAGGGCAGACTACTCTGCGATTACAACTTGGGGTGTGTTTCATCACGAGGATACAGGCGAGGATCATATTATTTTACTTGACGCTGTGCGTGGTAGATGGGAGTTTCCTGAGTTAAAGGAAGCGGCAAATGATTTGTTTCAAGAGTTTGACCCTGATATGATTTTGATAGAGCAAAAGGGTTCTGGCATGCCGTTGACGCAAGAACTGCGAAGAATGGGTATACCTGTGACTCCTTTCACACCTGGGCGTGGTGCAGATAAGTTTACGAGAATGCATGCTTGCGCTCCTGTGTTTGAAAGCGGTATGGTTTGGGCACCAGAGACTAATTTTGCCGATGAGGTTATTGAGGAATGCGCTTCATTTCCAAATGGTGAACATGATGACTTGGCGGATTCGATGACTCAGGCTATACTGCGTTTTAGACAGGGTGGTTTTATTACGACTCCAAGTGATTATGAAGACGATGATTTGATGTATTCTCGTAGGAAAAAGGAATATTACTGATGGCTAAAAGAACAAGCGCCAAAACAGCAGCGGCAAATAAGAAAGGCGCTAAAACACAACCTTTAAGAACATACAAAACCAAAGGCGGTGCGCAGCAGTATGGTTCGGCTGAAGATTTTGAAAAACAAGAAAAACTTGCTTTTGATCGATATATGAAGGCAGTTAAACCTTATGGTTATTCAGGTCAGGATCTTGATGAATTATCTGCCATAAATAATTCTTTAAGTGCAGGTACATATAGTGCGCCTCGCTCTTATGGTCAATTAAGCGAAGAAATAGAAAATATTAGTATGGAAGCTGCTAAAAATGCTTTCAAACGTTCTAAAAATAAAAAGACCACAAAAAAAGCAAAAGGCGGAAAAGTTCGCGCTTTTAAAAACGGCGGCGCAGTTATGTCTGGTCGCGGCCCCAAATTCAAAGGACAAACATAATGGCTAAAAAAGGTAGAAACGTAGCTCGTAAGACTATGAGTAGATCTGATGACTTGCTAGAAGCTGCGGGATTTTTAGCTGCGCCTGAAGCACAGAAAAAAAGAATAGAAGATGCATTAGCAGATGCTATGACAACAGATCCTATTCCAAGGCCAAAGATGAGGCCAAAGAAAGTAATGAAGCCAAAAACAATTTTAAGGTCAAAAAAGATATCTGTACCAGATGAGCCTAGCGCACAACGGCCACTTTATGATGACAGCTTTGAATTTCCTCGTGATGCTGCGGCTAATAAATTTGCAGTTCAAAATTTTGAAGAAGGTGGACTCATTGGCGGTCAAGTAAAGCTTGATAAAAATAAAGATGGAAAAATATCAGGCGCAGATTTTAAAATGATGGAAGATGGTGGAGAAGTTAAAGGTAAAAAACGTAAAAAAAGTAAAGGAAATATGTGTCGCGGCGGTGGTGCCGCTCTTCGTGGCATGAAGTTTTCTGGGACTAAATAATGAGCGATTTGACTTACAACATTGATGTAGAAAAATTAAAATCTGGTATAAATCAGGTTTTCTTTGATTGCTGTGAGTCACAAAATATTGAGGTTGGGGCGGAGGATATCGAATGTGGCATCTCCCTGCCCATTGATGCAGGCGCTCCCAAAGTGTTACTGCTCCATGATGGTTGAGCGACTTTCGCTCCAACACCTAAAAGGGAAAGAAAATGGCTATTGAAAAAGATGCAGGTCCAGGTGGTGCTTTAGAGCAACAGATGCTTGAACAAGCTGAAGTGTTGGTTGGAGATGCGCTAGGTGAAAACCCTGGAGTTTTTAACTTTGACGATGGTTCTGCTATTGTTGGAGAATACACAGAAATGGAAGCAACGGTTGAAGCTGCTTTTGATTCTAATTTAGCAGACTTCATGGAAGATGGAGATCTTGGTCAAATATCAAATGGTTTGATTGGGAGCATTGACGATGATTTCTCATCTAGACAGGATTGGGAAGATACATACAAGCGTGGTCTAGATTACTTAGGAATGCAGAATGAAGAAAGAGTTGAGCCTTTTGAGGGTTCCTCTGGCGTTGTTCATCCCCTTTTGGCTGAAAGTGTTACACAATTTCAAGCACAGGCATACCGTGAGATGTTGCCTGCCACTGGTCCTGTTAGAACACAGGTAATTGGAGGACAGAATGAACAGCTTACGAAGCAAGCTGAACGTGTAAAAGACTACATGAATTACATGATTACCTATGAGATGGAAGAATATGACCCAGAAATGGATCAAATGTTGTTTTACCTTCCGATTGTAGGCTCAACATTCAAGAAAGTTTACTTTGATCCTCTAAAAGGTCGTGCAGTAAGCCAGTTTGTGCATGCTGAAGACTTAGTTGTGCCTTATGGAGCTACAGATTTAGCTACATGTCCTAGAATTACGCATGTAATTAAGATGGATTCTAACGAAGTAAGGAAGCTTCAGTTAGCAGGTTTCTATCGTGACGTTGATTTACCCGATAATGGGTCAAGTGGCGAGGAAATGTCAGAGGTTCAAGAGACAATTAACGAAATACAGGGTGTTCACCCTAGTAATGCGTCTGTTGAACTAACATTATACGAGGTTCACACCGATTTAGACCTCAAAGGCTTTGAAGACATGGGCAATGATGGCGCTCCTAGCGGCCTAAAACTGCCATATATCGTTACAATCGTGGAAGATACGGGTGAAGTCCTATCAATTCGTAGAAATTACGAAGAAATGGACACAATGATGCGGCGCAAGGACTATTTTGTGCATTATAAGTTCCTTCCAGGGCTAGGTTTCTATGGTCTTGGTCTTACGCACATGATTGGCGGCTTGGCACAAGCTTCTACCTCTATTTTACGTCAATTAATTGATGCGGGTACTCTTTCCAACTTACCTGCGGGATTTAAGGCTCGTGGGGCAAGGATTCGAGATGAAGACAACCCCCTACAGCCTGGAGAGTTCAGAGATATAGACGTTGCAGGCTCTGATATACGCTCTTCTTTGATGCCTTTGCCATTTAAAGAGCCTTCAGGTACATTGTATAACCTTTTGGGCACTCTCGTGGACGCAGGGCGGCGTTTTGCGGCTATGGCAGACATGAAAATAGCCGAAATGGGCGGTGAAACGCCTGTTGGAACAACAATGGCTATTATGGAACGCGGCACAAAAGTTATGTCTGCGATCCATAAACGCATGCATTATTCGCAAAAAATTGAGTTTAAGCTGCTATCTAAGGTGTTCTCTGAAACCATTCAGGCGTATCCATATATGCCATCAACAGAAGTTGGTCCTGAGATATTCGCACAAGATTTTGATGCAAGGGTTGATGTTTTACCTGTAAGTGATCCTAACATCTTTTCTATGGCACAGCGTATTGCGCTTGCACAAACACAGTTACAGTTAGTTCAGTCAAACCCACAGATTCACGGTGGGCCACAAGGATTGTATCAAGCTTATCGTAAGATGTATGAGGCACTTGGCGTAAATAATATTGATGCTATTTTGCCAACACCTCCACAGCCACAGCCAATGAATGCGGCTATGGAGAATAAAATCTCTATTACTGGCGGTATGCCACAAGCATTTCCACAGCAAGATCATAAAGCGCATATGGAAACGCATTTAGCAATTATGTCTACGCCTGTAGTTCAAATGAACCCACAAGCTATGGCAACGCTCCAAGGGCATATTCAAGAACACATTGGTATGTTGGCAGAGCAACAAGCACAGCAAATGGTCATGGAACAAGCGGGTCCAGAGGTTCAGCAAAATCCAGAGGCTATGCAGATGTTACAGCCTGCAATTGAGCGTCAAGCTGCAATGATTATCGCTGATCTTACGGAAGAATTTACACAAACAGTTGAGCCTGTGGGTGAGGGAACCGATCCTCTTGTTGCAATTAGGCAACAGGAATTACAATTAAAAGCAGCAGATTTGGAACGTAAATCTACAGAGTTTGAAGCCAAACAAGAATTAGAGCGTGAGAAAGAAATGGCTGACGCTAGTTTGGCTACAGAAAGGCTAAACCTACAACAAGATGCTTTAGCCGATAAAACAAGAGTCGCAGAAGATCGTATTCAAACACAAAGGGATATTGCGGCTATCAACGCACAAATGAAAGGAGTCAGGCAATGACTAGTACAGTAAGGGCTAAAATGGCTCAAGTTGAAAAAGAAAAGAAGGTAGCTAGAAGAGAGGCGATGACTAATCCAGAAGTAGTCACAGAAATGGTTCGTGCTCGTAGCGATAAAGGACACTATATAGCAGATGACCCAAAAACTGAAATCAATGAAGCTTGGGTTGAAAAACCCAAAAAGAAAACAGCTTCCAAAAAGAAAACCGCAAAAAAAAGCTAACAAAGAATCCGTTAGCCGATTTAGCAAAATAGCTAGACCCCAGAAATTTAGAGGTGTTTTATAAAACTCTGGGATAAATACTTGTATTCTCCGATGGATTGTATAATGTCCTAGTATGGAGATCACATGGACGCACTAAACCTAGCCGAATACCTCTATAAAAAGTTACGTCAACGCCGTGATGACATACAGGTGTCTTTAGGCACAGGTAACATTGGTTCATTCGATGATTACAAGTATGCGGTTGGACAGGTTAAAGGTTTGACGTTCATGGAAGAAGAAATCAAAACAGCAATGAAAAATATTGAGTACTCAGATGAATAAAAAACTGTATGTGCCTGAAAGTATGGCAAGAAAACCAAAAGACATGGAAAATATTTCTACGCCTATAAAGACTGCTTTTGGAAAAGATAAAGAAAAAAGCAAGAACGAAAATGACCCTTCTGAAATGGAAACTTCAGTATTAGAGAGACTTCCACAGCCAACTGGATATAGAATTTTAATAATTCCTTATTATCCAAGTGAGAAAACCAAAGGCGGTGTTTATGTTCCTGATGCAGTTAGAGATAGAGAAGCCTTTGCAACAGTAGCAGCTTATGTCGTAAAACTAGGTCCAGATGCATACCAAGACTCCCAGAAATTCCCAACTGGTTCGTGGTGTTCTGAAAAAGATTGGGTTCTTATAGGAAGATATGCGGGAAATAGGTTTAAAGTGGAAGGACTTGAGGTTCGTATTATAAATGACGATAATATTATAGCCACAATACTTGACCCCAAAGACATTTCGTATGTATAAGATAACAGAGGAGCATTTTTGCTATGCAAGCAGAAGCACAAGAACAAGAAGTTGAAGAAGTAACATCCGTAGAAATAGAGGATGATTCAGAGGTTATTGAAGAGTCTTCTGAAGAGCAGCAGGCATCCTCTGATGAAGATTCTGATGATGAGCAAGAGCTTAGAGACTATGAATCTCCAAATAAAAAGAAAAAAGACCCACAGCGTAGAATCAAACATTTAACTGCATTAAGAAAAAAGGCTGAAGAAGAAGCAGCCGCCGCAGTAGAGTATGCGCAGCAAGTCAAAGCTCAAAATGATGAGTATAAAAAACGTCTTTCAACCTTAGACAAGGGATATATGTCTGAGTACGAAGGAAGAGTTACAACACAAGAAGCTCAAGCAAAACGTGCATTAGCAGAAGCACATGAAGCAGGCGATTATGAAAAATTAGCAGATGCTCAATCGGCAATATCACAAATTGCTATTGAAAAAGAGCGTCTTCGTTTACAGAAACAACGTTCTCAGCAGCAAGCTCAAGAGTATGCTGCTCAACAAGAACAGGTGCAACAGCAACCCCGTCAACAAGCCCCTCAACCGCAGCGTGACCCAAAGCTAGAGTCATGGTTAGAAA